TGGGCCAGTAGCCCCTGTAGTTCCTGTGGCGCCGGTGGGACCAGTGGGTCCTTGTGAGCCAGTTGTTCCCGTCGACCCGGTTGGACCTGTAGGTCCCGTAGTCCCCGCACCTGTTGGACCTGTTGGCCCAGTGGGGCCTTGTGTTCCTGTAGTTCCCGTTGGCCCCGTTGGACCAGTTGGCCCAGTGGTGCCTGCTCCCGTAGGTCCTGTCGGTCCTGTAGGTCCTATATTTCCTGTAGTTCCCGTAGGGCCGGTCGGTCCGGTAGGACCAACGGAGCCTGTAGTACCCGTTGGCCCAGTCGGCCCAGTCAGACCTTGACTTCCAGTTGTGCCTGTTGGTCCAGTAGGGCCAGTAGGACCTTGAGCACCCGTCGTACCTGTGGCACCGGTTGGACCTGTAGCCCCTTGGGGTCCAGTTGTACCCGCCCCGGTCGGCCCTGTTGGGCCAGTAGTCCCGGTTGTTCCTGTTGGCCCAGTGGGCCCAGTAGCACCAGTCGGTCCTTGAGAACCTGTAGTTCCAGTCAGTCCTGTTGGTCCTTGCACACCAGTGGTCCCGGCGGGACCAGTTGGGCCAGTTGTCCCTGCTGGACCTGGGGGTCCCTGAGGCCCCGTTGTACCAGTTGGGCCAGTAGCCCCTGTAGTTCCTGTGGCGCCGGTGGGACCAGTGGGTCCTTGTGAGCCAGTTGTTCCCGTCGGACCTGTAGGTCCCGTCGGACCTGTAGGTCCTGTTGGGCCGGTAGTTCCTGCCCCTGTTGTCCCAGTTGGACCCGTTAGTCCAGTGGGTCCTTGTGGTCCTGTAGTGCCAGCAGGGCCTGTAACTCCTGTTGGACCAGTAGTGCCCGTTGCCCCTGTTGGTCCGGTTGGACCTTGTGAGCCAGTTGTTCCAGTGGGACCTGTCGGTCCCGTTGGTCCTTGTGATCCGGTTGTGCCGGTAGGTCCTGTTGCACCTGTGGGCCCCACTGGTCCGGTAGTACCAGCCCCGGTAGGCCCTGTAGGACCGATTGCACCAGTAGTCCCAGTAGGTCCTTGGCTACCAGTGGTTCCTGCAGGACCTGTAGGACCAGTAGGTCCTTGGCAGTTGGACCCGTAGCACCAACCGCCCCAGTGGTTCCCGCACCAGTAGGTCCAGTAGCACCTGTTGGCCCTGTGGGGCCAGTTACTCCTACAGGCCCAGTCGTTCCGGCCCCGGTTGGGCCAGTTGGACCAGTTGGGCCGGTCGGACCTGTTGGGCCAGTAGTACCGCCTCCCGCGCCACCTACTCCCTGACTAGTTGCCCATAGGACTCCCATTGATCTTCCTCAATTGGTGTAGACCATAATACATCGTGGTACATTTCATACGGAGTAGACTGCAAACGTTTTGTGACCGCCTCCTCATAAGCATCTTGTAGCATACTTGCAACCCGTCGAGGGTTATGAAATTCCTTTACGTAAAGGGAGCCAAGTTCACATCCCTCCCAGTAGAATTGTTCATCATCACGTAGCCTTTCAACTGTTTTCCGTAAATTATCTATCTCAACAGCTATAAAGGGCAAATAACCAACCTCCTCAACAATTCTACCCCGAAGCTCGTCACTCACACTGCTGATAACAGGCATCCCTATCGCCCATGCCTCTAGCGAGTTCGTACCATATCCCATTCCATGCATATGATCTATGTATACGTGAGCTTTAGATTTATGCTCTAAGCATTCTCGATTACTGACGCCTTGTACTACGTCCAACCTGATCCCATCCAATCCATTCAGTTCTCGTATTATGTCATCCGTCCCCTTCTTGTGCGCCCTGGTTGGAGAATGGAATACGACAAAGCAGCCATCCGGCTTCCCATCTGCATTGATACTCTCAATTGGTCTGGGGCACCATCTAGCACCATATTGTGCTAGGTCTATCGTAGAGCATAATTGTACTGCCCCCAGTGCTTTATCTCGCTTGTTGAACTCCTCATAATCTCGACGGTAGAACTTACCACTGTACGTTATAACCAGAGGCCTTCCCCACTTTTCAATATCGTGTGGCATATGGTCGTATACGTGTACCACATCTGCCCACTCCACAAGCATTCTTAGCTCGTCCTCTGTTGGACAATGTATATCTGTAGGGTATTGTAAGTATGAATCCTTGTAAGTGACTAGCCGCGCCCTGCCATCTGTATGTTTGTTGAACGCATCCATACAGGCATAGGCCTTACCACTGTAGTCTTCATACGCAAGCATCAGGACTTTTACGCCTTTTGTTACCTCCAAAGCTGTTGGAAGGAACCCGTCCTTGGACGTTACATTTAGCTTCCTCTCAAACCATCGCATATTATCTACTAAGCGGCGGTTCCCGGGGCCAAGGTCAATTGCCCGGAGAGAATGTTTATACCCCTCCTCATATCTCTCCAGTTTCCACAAGCATCTGGCCAGCAGATCATGGATGTGCGACCCATACCATTTGTGTGCTGTATATGCAAATGTCGGCTTTGGTATCTCTAATGCACATTTGAGCAGTCCGGCGGCTACCTCCTCTTTCCCCTCACTGTGGAATATTTCTGCTAACTCCCCCCAAAATACCCTACGACCTGGAAACTCGGCGCATGCCCTAAACAATGACTGAACTTGTTTATCTCGTTCCCCCAGATTGCTATAGCATATAGCCAAGCATCGCCAGGCATCGGCTTGGTCACTTCCCTCTCTTAGTTCAAGATATCTAAACAACGTCTCAATTGCCTTCTCGTATTCCTTACAATACATATACTGGCGACCGAGATAATACAGTGGTCTAGCTACGCCAGGATTTTCCTCAACGTCCAGTAGTAGCCTATCTAATGTATACTGCAACTTCCACTCTCTTCCCCCTGGCGGTCTGTGCTCCCACACGAATTCGGTATACTCAACTTTCCCCCAGCCATTTGTTGGTACGGGAACCTCGTGTGCTCGATACTTGTACCTAAATGTGCCCCTCCTCCAGCATCTCATCTGCTGATAGCTTAGTGTAAAATTACCATTTCCATCAACAAACGCCAACCGTATATACACAGCCTGGGCAGATGTTGTTTCCAGAAACTTACGTAACCCTACAGGATCGGCTATCTGTTCATCAGCATCCAGTATGACTACCCAATCTCCGCTTGCTGCGTCAATAGCTTTGTTACGTGCCCCTCCCTTGTCCATCCGGTCAGCAGTACTGGGAAGAATACAGCCCAAGTCTCTGGCTAAAGCGACAGTCCCATCCGATGATCCAGTATCTACTACAATGACCTCATCAGCCAGACCAACAGTACTACCCACAGCATCGGCTAGTATCTCTTCCTCGTTACGTACAATCAAGCAAACGCTGATCATAAGTGCTCCCAATAGATAACACTAATTGTAATCGTTGCTATTTCGGCTGTCCCATTACTAGATGCAAGTCTTGCTCGAACCTGTGAATTTGCGTCTACAGTTTCTGATCCTACTATGTACACTTGATTTCCAAAGAAACCTCCCTCGACGGCAAACCGCACTGCTGTAACTATAGTGTCTCCAGCCCCCTTGTACAATTCCAATTGAAATACAGCATCCCTATCACAGCTCTCGATGGAAATCCCCAGAATGTGGAAGTCATTTGTAATTGTGCTGGCAGGTACAACTGTTCCATAATTACCATACGTCCAATCGGCATTGGCCGATACTACAGTCGCCCCGGCTGCAAGCGTGGGGTAGACCTTACGCGCCTGGGACACCCCGTCATACACAGCCTCTAGTCGAGAGTATATACTGTTGCCGCCATGTGTATCCAGCTTACTCCCTATGACATCGCCCCAACTAACATTATCCGTCGAATCCGCAGCGGAGACGCTTGTATCGACTACATTGTTGAGTGTCATATTATGTTCCCTCCGTGAGCAAGAGTACCTTATTTACCGCTCCGCCGCCGTGATTTGCATTGATAGCACCCGTATAGACATTACCCTGTTGAAGCGACATTTCGTAGCTACCACCATTTGCATTTAATCTAATACCGGCGGGCACCGTAGCTACTCCCCCCAGTACAAGATATATGACGGTATCTGAATCGTTGACTATTAGCAGGTATTTTCTGCTTGTATTGGCTGCGATTATATTTGTATTGCCGTTCACATTTATGTTAGTGTGCGCGGCAACCGTATAAGAATAAGCGGTTTGAGTACCACCATCATCTATGATGGACGACGCAATTACCTCTGCATACGTACCATCCCCCATGTCCCTGTATCTAAATGGATACGTATCCGGTTCCCCACCATCCGGTACAATCGTTCTTCTCGATGTTATGTCAGACATAATTATCTCCTATATACCAGTGCTTGCCCACCTTATACCATTTCTCCTCGTGTTTCAGATAATGAGCAAATGGGCTATTCTCCACAGCAATCTTAATGCTTCCCCAATTACGAAATAACTCTTTGAGCGGATACTGGTGAATGCACGTCAAATTAGATGTTAGATACCACACCGGAACCCCTATATGTGCGCATATATGTGTTGCCGCATCCACTTCTACAGCTGCCGCTTGGTTCCCATCGTATCCCACTAAGTCCGAATACCATATATCCAAAATATCTAATGATGATGCCCTCAGCTTATCTCTCGCACTTGTATACGCATATTGTAGGTCGGTACAAGTTTTCACAATGACATCTGGTTTTACTCTAATTGCTCCTGGCACATCTACTGGTATAAATGAATGCAAAGGATAATACGATACTTGGCAAGTCCTGACCATCCTATTATGGAGCAGGCTAGCTGCCTGTCTTAGTAGATTACGACGATTGAGGAAAATAACCTTCGGTTGTGTCCTCTCAATCTCTGCCCAGATATCACTTCTAAATGCCTGCGGAAATAACATACGAAACCCACTAGCAGCATATCCTTCCTGATGGGTTAACATAAACAACAAGTCTACGTCGGATATTCTATTATTCGCATTTTGCCTATGCCATACACTAAGTTGGTGTAGCGATTCCCCTCGATCACAGAATACATCGGGATGGTTACTTAGTGCGTGTGCTAGGAACGTACCTCCTGTTCGTGGTCCCGCTATTATCACAAACGGCTTAGCTATTCTTTTAGTCGGGTCGTTTTCTACTTTTGGCATTACTTTATAAACCCTGCCATCCCTACGTCATCTGTATCTATCAGCAGTACATCGGGGCCCTTCCCCAATATCTCTGACATACCATCTACCGCCCGACATACGTGAGGAGAGCAGTGCTCAGTATAATCGTGGAACAGCATCAAACCTCCCCGCTTTAGCCAACTCCACCAGGGCAAGTCTTTCTCTACTCGTACGTGGTCCCCGTCCACAAATATCATATCCAGAAGTGGTCCTGTATACTCGTTCAGGTAATCCCACGATTTTTGCTCGATAACCGTTACGTTTCCATACTGCACTAAGTTCTTTCTGGCCTCCTTTGCCTCGTGTGTTGTTGGATTTAACGTTGTTATGGTCCCATTGGGAGCAGCTTGAGCAATAAGTGAAGATGAATACCCTACAAGTGTACCTATCTCCAGTATATTTCCTTTATCATATCTCCTGGCTAGTGCGTATAGAGCAGCAGCCTGGTACAATTTTAGCTGCCCCTTAATGTGCCCCGATTTTGCCAAGGCGTCGATTGCATCTGGGTAATCTCTCAACAGCCCCTTGAGCAAATCATTTTCGTGCCCAGTCAATATCATATATGCCTTCCCACATATTCAAGCCATGGTTCATAGGCTATGTTCTCTTGTGCCCACTCTAATGATATGGCCTGTATGGATGTTAATACATCTCTGTCCTCAAGTAAGCGTATCAGTGCAAGTTCCAGACCCTCTTCATCTCGAATGTCAATTACAGGCGGGGGAGGAAAGTAACATTTCAACACATATGTATCATATAATTTTGTGATTACAGCAGATCCAACTGCTAGAGCTTCTGTACCTGTTCTTCCCAACCCGAACGGCACTCCATCGGGTGGTAGCTGATCTATGACGATATGTGCTTGTCCCTTTACATAAAGGCATTCCTTTATCGTCATATACATTATCCGTAGATAGTCAAATGCATATTCCTTATTCAACTTATTTATCACACGTTCGACGATCTCTGTCCCCTTCTGTCCTGCTTTACCGTCTCTTCCTGGGGCATGGGCAATTGTTAGTGTTTCCGCCTTCTCTGTCTCCCCCACATCCATTGGATGATGTAATGGTATAGCATCTAACTTCGTCAACGGCATTAGATTGGGCAGAAGAAATAGCCGATTGACATTCATCTCCGCACATAGTCCGTCGTAGAACCAAGGATGTTTGAAGTATGCGCTGTCTCCGAAATATGCTATAATGTCCTTTGATCTTGCCCACTGTAGCCAATTTATATCCGGACATACCTTGGCTAGTGCATATACAGATGTGGCGTCCCCTAGCACAATCATACTTGATTGGTCTAAAACATGATGGACCAGATCCATATTGTCTTCATCTGCTAATATCCCTTCATCATACTCCCGCCAGTCTGAAGTTCTCAGTACTGGCAAAATCCGGTCCGTGCACTACTATAGCTATCACTTCTTCTTACCCCACGCATTATAATAGTTATGTATCCTCCCCCAACCCTCCCAGTCAATACGTCCATCAAACTGTAGCATCATGTCTTCGGCGGATTCAAACACATGCAAGTGATTACCATGTGGTGTCACATCATCCGCTGGTACGTTGACAATAATACGTCCCTCCACTTTCAATACACGCAATGCCTCGCTAATTGCTTTGTGTACATCGCGGACATGCTCCAATGTTTGGCCCAGGACTACTGTATCAAACTTCCCATCATCGAATGGTAGGCTCTCCGCATAGGCTACGTGAATAGATGCATATTCTCCAGTAAATGCTCTAGCCCTATTCACCATATCTTCATTAGCATCCACTCCGTTTATTATGTGATTTTCTAGTAGAAGCCGCGCCAATAGGCACTCTCCACATCCCACATCTAGCACCCTCAGGCCTTGTACTAGTGCTGCCGTGACATTGTACCGGTCTACAACGTGGGGCCATCCAGCCAGATACCGCGTTACTGATTCATCCTGTTTGGATTTCAGTAGAGCTTGATGAGCTTCATAAGATACTTTGTTGCTGATCATTTTATAGGTATTAACTCCGCTTTGACATTTCGCCCCTTTATCACTCCTCTACTGTGTATCTTCCACTTCCTATCTGTATAATAGTTATACATTTGCCCATCTCTGGTGGACGGGTCTACGTAGTCTAAAACACCCAAGTCCCAAAACCATCTATGCGTCGGATCCTTATGTGTGTTAGGCCCATTCCACAAGGGATATTTTATAATTAGCTTTCCTTTTGGCCTTACGATACGCCAACATTCATTTAGCGTCTCAATTAGTGATAGCTTCAAATGTTCCGCTACACTTATAAGTTGCACTTCGTCAAACGAGTTGTCTGCCCAAGGCCAGGGGAGTTCATCTAGATTGTGTGTAGCATTAATCTCGGGACGATGCTTTATCCAATCATGGTTGGTGGCACCCGGTACTATCCTATTCCCTGCCCCTAAGTTAAGCGTTGCCATATCTGGCTTCCCACTCTGCTACTGCGGCCCACGCATCCTCGCTGTCTATACGTCCCCGTATAGGTCTAGCCCACCGCCTGGCCTGTACGTTGTGATGCATAATTGCTACCTTGCCTGGTGGTAAATCATACCGATCACTGGCATTCCATTGGTTCATCAACACAAACATCCTCAACGGTTGCATGTGTAGTGCCCGTATAAGGCTGCCCTGGTCCCTTCCTAGCCATTTCTGATACTCGTCATTCCAAATCTCAAAGAATCTTCTTGTCCGCTCATTTCTCCGGTAAGCAAACATCCCGCCATTATATTGCATTACACGATCAGTCCCTACTAAATCCTCAGTGTAATCGCACTCTGCTTCATTGTCTCCCCGACGCATTTTAGCTAACCAATGACGTTCGTGCATATCTTTGCAGATCACAAACTCCCATCCGTCCTGTAGTGTCTCAAGTATAAAGTCTAGAGGTTCCATCACTTCGGTATCGGCATCCAGGTATATGATGTACTCCCATTGCTTGGGCGCCAATTTGTCTACAGCAAGTTTAGCAGTACGACCTCCAATATCTTTGTCCGGCTGCTTTATGAATATATCCTCTCCAACGTTCAATGGCGACACGCCCACAAAGGCTACCGGAACATTAGGCATATACTTTTTAGCCGATCTTATGAGTCTTACAGCACAGTTCCTCGATGGCTCTCCAAAGGCTACACAATAAATTCCACACTTACCTTTATGTGTAGACAATATTATACTCTCCGCCGGCTTTGTACCATATAATAATCCCTCAAAAGCAGCTCTGTGATCGTTTATCCAGTTCTTAGTGCAATAGGGCTCAGTAATAGCCCTAAGCATTCCAATATTGAACTGTTCATCGTTCAACGCCCTGCTAAATGCTCTATACAGCCCATCATAACTTCCCTTCTCAAATCTATAGATACCAGGTATATCCGGCAAATCATCCAGCATACCCACGCCTCGCGGTATAATCGCCGGTATACCACAGGATAGAACCTCAAGCGGAGGCATCGGAACCCCCTCAATTCTGCTGGCACATACAAACAGATCTAATGATTGATAGAACTTTGGCATATCATTCCATGTATAGGACACTGTTTTGACTGGCCAACCTCTGCCACTGGCCCGCCATTCGCAAGTTTGCCCAAGGTCGGACTTAATTAGCCGTGCTATTAAATCCTCCCCCTTACGGTTATCGTTGTATGACCATCCCGATATACCAACTACACGCCCCCGCTTTTTCTTTATTGGGATAAATCTATCGCGCTCCACAGCGGGGCGAACCATCTCCACTGCTCCGTGTACAGCTAAATCTTCTCTGTATACCCCCGCTGTTAACGTTCTCAAGTCTACACGCCCTGCTACATTATCCCATAAGTCGGCTTTTGGTTGTGCATTCGTGTCTTTGTGTGTAAACCATGCTGCTGACTTAGTTTCGTCCCATCTCTTCTTCTGTAGCTCCAGATATGGGAAGAAATAGTTTAACTTGGCATCTCCTCTCGGCACTTCTGCTAATGTCCATCCTGTTCCCTCAGCCAACGTTCTCGCCAAACGTGGTAGTACACGGTCAGCATCCAATCTTGCACATACTATGTGGACGTTCACAGTTCACACCAGATATTTGGCAGTGCCAATATATAAGGCTTTACCTGGTACAATGCTCTGAGAAATGCCAGCCGCCTGTCTCCGGTATCCCCACTCCAGAGCCGTACTAGATTCTCTGTTGCCAGGCTCCTCCTAACAAATAGCATTCGAATGTCGTACACTGGTATGCGTAAGTCAAATGTTAAGGTTCTAGTTCTCTCTCTATCTTCCTCAGTTCCTATGTCCTGAGCAAGCAAGTTGTAATTACATATGGGGACCAATACCTCCCATCTCTCCAGTAAAGAGAATCCTACTGGTAGCAAATGCTTATTAAATGCCAAACTGGGATCCCATATAAGTGTCTTGTCAAACACGATACCTGGCTCTCCATATGTAATGCCTATACCGTCATATGAAAATGGGACATCCTTGGTTATCACAACTCCACTATCGGGAGGGATAACACTTTTGCGTGTAACTATATTAGGTATATCACATTGCCCTCTAGCTTGCCATGTTCGTGCTTGACCCCTGCTGACTTTCAACCAGTCACCCGGATGGTAGCGTTGCATGATCCCATGCTCATCTGGAGATTGGAGCATGGTAAGTGCCCTTACCCAAACTTTAGACACGTGCCCTCCCAAACAGGTGTTCTACCACGTTGCCCCCATTCCAGTCTCTTCCCAGTATAGCAATCTTTATTGGCACTTGATATAATGCTCTGGTGAATGCCCCCTGGTCCTGGTCCTTATACACACCCCACTCCTCACGCCACTTCTCAAAGAAACCCCGACATTTCTCCCGGTTAAAGAACATCACGCCAGCTTGCAACTGTAGCGGGTGAAACACTTTACGTAAAGTGTAGTTTCGTTCATCCTTGTTTATGTGCCGCAGTATGTCTCCGCCTTGATTTACACTGGGGGCTATCGCCATATCCCAACCATTTTCTACCATTTGAAATGGGCCATCTAAACTACCATGCACACGTGTATCTGCATCTAAATAGCATATAGTCTCATAATCTACCAGCAAATCCATATTCAACTTGGCCCAACGTGCCCCCTTACCTGGATTGTCAAATGGTATACAGTCCGTATTAGCCACATCAATCCCCTTGGCACAGATCACACTTATCTCATAATCGTTATGCCTACGTAACGATTCAACACTACTAGCTACCTCGCAAATAGCTGGTCTTCCGTAGGCTACGTAAACTACTCCTCTTTTCATCTTTAGTTCGAGAGGGGGCAGAGGTAAAGGAGTGAAACCCTCTACCCCCTCCCTTCTGGTATCGTGGGTTAGCCCACGATCTCCTGCCAGTTTGTGATGGCAACAGGATCAAACCTTGACATTAGCCCATACAGCACTGCTCCGTACTCAACAGCGGCATTGGCAACCGTAACATAGAATCGCACACAATCGAAGTTGTTGCTTACATCCAACTCCTCTGTCTGCAACTCAATGCACACCAGGTCATCCCCATCCCCTCCAGCCTGTGTAAGCTGTGTGATGGTTTTGCCTGTAATTGCTTTTGCTCCTGCCCCTGCTGTGGTAGTAGCCTGCTGAAGCCCGGCATCAAGTGTAGCTCCTGCGGCCATATCACCGACATTTAGAACAAGCCATGCCCGATGATAGTCTCGCAGTGAGACCCACGTCCCATTAAGCGTGCCAGCATTATGAGAATCAGCATACTCAATTGCCAGCGGATACATCCGTTCTGAAACTCGACTCGTATAGTCAGCCATCGTCATTCACCTCCCTAGCTTGCCGCCACATCGCCCAGGATGACGAACGGGCTAACCTGTGTAGCCCCATCCTGATAAGTCAATGGGGCACTCAGCCAAGGCTGACCATCCACACGATGGACGGCCCGCCAACTAGTCTGGTCATACCGCCAGTAGTCGAACTGTGTGCTCTCCACTGTGGTCGCTTGACGGTCGCCGATGAGGTAATACCGCCAGTCTGCCAGTACCACATCTCCCTGCGTTCCTACAGCAGGCTGCTTCTCAGTGAAGATAACTGGCATACCGAACAGTGTCTGAGGCACGCCCTCTCGTGCATTGGGCTGCCAGATATAACTACCAGCCGGATCGACCAACGTCATCAGGTTGCTAAGTGCAGACTGTGTAAATGTCCACACCCCCGATGCAGATGGCAAAAACGACTCTAGCATGTTAACCAGGTCTGCATAACTGATGGCGACAGCCGCTGCCCGTGGCACCACGATGGTCGGTCGATTAACAGCAGTGATAACACCCAAAGGCTGCCCAGCCCCAGTTCCCTGGAAGAACGCAAAGTCCTCTCGCCAAGCGATGGCCCCGGCAAAACCAAGCGGTCCGGCCAGGAAGTCGCTCAAACTGATAGCCGAATCATCAAGCAGCTCATCCGATGCCCTGGTATACATAATCAGCTTATGTGCTACCAGCGACACCCTACGGAATTGTGCTTCCGTAAATGTCTTTGCACTTGCTTCCTCGGCCCAGTATGAGAGCATACCCCCATACCAGTGCGCTTGACCTGTAGTCCCTGTCTGATCAAGAACTGGAATGTCTATCTGCCGCCGGTTCATCCGGATGATGGTCGCACGATTGCGGACAATGGCATTTTCAGCCATCACAGACTGCAACTGTGCCAGGAACTCAGTGGGAACAAGGAAACCCCCACTTGCTCCAACCGATTCTACCATCTGCTTTTCCTCGTGCCCCTCGATCTCTTCCTTGAAGTACACCAGGCGGGGATCTCGTTTACGCACCAGTGGTTCTCGATGCCCGGCGCGCCAACAAGCAACTAGATATTCTGTCCAATCCTTAAACTGAGCAGGACCATCACTCTTGGGCGGCGATTTGACTTCAGGCTCTTTGGCAGCCTTCATCTCCTCTTCCAACTCAGCGGCAGACATTTGAATCTCCTTGAGTTGGAGCCCTGTGGCCTTTAGCTCCCGACCGTCTTCAACCATTTTACCAGCATTCTCTTTCTCCTCAGCTGTGGCTTCAGGATTGGAGAGAACGGTGGCAGCCTGGTCAAAAAGGTCCTTAGCTTTGGCCAATTTGTCCTTGTAGCTCATTTTGTTAGTCCTCCATTGCTAACTCTAAAAGTTCTCGCTCAATCTCAATTAGCAAGGTGGGTGGAAACTCCGGCCCGGCCCCGTCTTTTTCAAGTTTATCGGCGAGTTCATTGCTAAGTTTTTCTTCCTCTTCCTCTTCCTCTTCCTCGCTACCGTATTTCGGTATGTCTATACCGGCAGCTTCAAGTACATCTATAAGACCCATTAGTGCTGTAACGATTCGACCGGCATTTCTAGCAGAAAGCACACGACCAACCTTTTCTTCCTCATTTCGAACTATCGATTGGCTACTTACGTGTGTAGTAGAATCAGAACCAATTCCAACGCTGGTGCCTACCCAAACAATGTTATCTGAGCTAGTGGATATTGTCCCGGTAGACCCTAATAGCATATAATACTTCTCAAAAGCATGCACAGTAGCTGCCTTGACATCATCAATTGTAGGCTCCCCTACTCCTCCTTCTTTGTAATACTCCCGCATAAACCTATCAATTATATCCCAAGCTTTATCCCAAGGTGGTACAATTGAATCGTCGTTAAATTCACTACGCATAGCAGCATAGTAGGAATTAACTTTACTTTTTATGGAACTAACGTCGCTAGCCGGTATATTAGTCCCTCCCCTAGCCCCCTGTAACACAGCCGCCACGGCAAATATGCCCCTAGGAACAGCCTGCAACTCTCCCCCAATCACATCCGCAAATGGCAATTTATATGACCCGAACTGGTCCGCAGCCCCACTATCATACCAGAAGAATGCTTGGCGGTACTTGGCCCAATCTGTATCATCCTCTCCACCAGCCCAGGACCTTACCCGTCCCTCTGCAGCACTGGCATCCCACGCCCGCTCCCTTGGGGCTAGTGGGAGTCCAGCCTTACCTGTGGCGCCCTTATCCTTACCTTGCTCGTCCTCGGCTTCGGATATTAGGATAGCCTGTAATTGGTCCTCTGCTTCCTCACGAGTAGGATGGCACCCTAAACTGTCTCCCATCTGGTTCCCATCCTCATCTACACGGTACACACAGTACTCATCGCCATCTTGGAAGATGTCATAAGGTTTTTCTTCCTCCTGCTTGGCCTTAGCCCCTGTAGTAGTTGTAGCGGGGTTCATTCCCCATATGACCGGGCTAATCTCATAGAGCTTGAGCGTCCTAAGATTGCGTATCTCTTCCTGCTTACCGTTGAGTGTAACAGTTTCATAATCTACATCTAAGGCATCATAACCAAATGACCATTCGTTAAGTGCCTGGTCACGTAACCTAATAAATACCTCGCGACCTAGATACGTGTCCATCAACATCTGTACCCTGGCAAATGCCCCGCCTGTAGCTTGAGGATACTCGGCCTTCAACGTCGCCGGCAATTCATCTACACCAATCTCTCGAAGCTCTAGGGGCTTGCCAATGACTGCCTCAGTCGAGTCTGTACGATGTTGATCGAGTACCTTTACCTTGCGCCCTTGTTCCATAAACGTCTTGGTAAAGGCTCCCGGATGGATGACATCTAACCCCAAATCAATGTTGCCCATTACAGCAAAAACGGCATCTACAATACCTTGTTCCTCATCTGCTTTGATTACCAGACAAGGGAATGTTTTATGTTCCATCGCCTCCCTCCTTGGTCTCGCTGGGGCCTATTATTTTGTTGCACTTAGGACACACAATGATAATCTCATTATCCGCCGCACCTTGACCTTCTATAATGTACCCTATGAAGGCCCCGCATTTATTACAGTAAACTTTTTTCTTATTTGACACTGTTTCTATCTATGGTACACTGTATATATATGGCTACCCTACCAGTTAAACGAATTAAATCCCTAATAGCAGAAATGGAGAATGCTGCAAGCCTGGGAAATACCTGGAACAAATGGCACTTCGAAAAGTCGAGGCAACGCGTTAAGCTTTCCTTCCCTTGTGGTGAGCTTATGAATCCTAACATTGCAGGGTTTCTAATAGCCTGGAAAATGACCAACTCCTTCACATTTGAAAGGGTCTCAGGCAAGGCTAGATTGAAGGCACATGGCCTCGAAGGGCTCGCTTGTATACAAACTGGGCTTGTTACTGCTCTGCTAGTATATAGGGACT